TCTTTACGTGCCCACTTGCTGGTGTTGTAGTCAGCATAACCACCTTTGCTGGTTTTGGTAATTGTAAAGTCCAAACCAGCGGCGTAGTCTGTGGGAAGGTTTTCCAACTCAGGGTCCATCAGTGCGGCCTTGATCAAGTTAAAGATCTGGGGACTGATGATGAAACGACGGATAGGATTCTCAGGAGTCTTGTCGTCGCTTAGGGGATTCTCATGTACGAATCCTTGGAACAGATAGCTTTTCTTTTTCCAGTACTTACGGCCCATATCCTCAAGTTTAGGATCCTTGAACCAAGTACGAACTTCTGCCAGGATTGGGCAAGCAGAACCGTCGTTGTACATTTCCACGCAAGGAACTTGAACCACAACAGGTTTGCTGTCAGCTTGACCTTTGATGCCAGCGAATGGCAACTTGATCATTGCTCGTTCAACCCAGAAGAATGTGTTTTTGGTGTCTGCGTCAGGTAGGAATCTGACTTTGGCACTGGTACCTTCAGCGATGTTCCAGTGTGGGTAAATGGCGTTGTCTCCGCCTGCGCCACCAGCGTTGCTGGCTCTGTTTTCACTTGCTTGTAAACGTGCGCGAATTTCTGCTAATGTTGCCATGATGTATTTCCTTTATAAAATTAAGATGGTCTTTATGTGCCTAATCACATACTGCACCATGCAAGTATATGATAATGTATTTATACAAGTCAAATAAAAAGGCAGATTTTTTCTGCCTTTGGAGGATTTATTTTAGCCCGGCTAACCGTTTCAAACGGTCCACACTTTCCTGTGCTGGCATTACACCAGTTGGCTGTTGTGGCGCCGGTGGGGTGATTGTGGGCGCAGGCTGGTTGGCCTGTGGAGTTAGCTGTGCAGGATTTGGTTGCGTTTGGTCTGGGGGTTGCATTTCCTGTTCGAGTTGCTGTTTGAACTCTTCGGAAAGATCAGTATAACCATGTGTACGTAGCCATTCTACAACCAATGGACGAACGTCAGTGTCTGGACCTTCGTTGCTCTTACTAGCTTCATAGATCTCATCAAACAAACTATCCGAACCAATAATATTGTAAAGTGCATTGCTAGCATCTTCACCGTTTATACCGGCACGCAATGGCTTTTCCATCAGCTTGCGTAGTTCTTCTTGTTCTTTGTCTTGGTCTGGTGTGGCCCAAGTACCTTCGGCTAGCTGTCGAGTCCAATTTTCGAACTCAGCCATATAGTTATTTTCTAGGGCCATTTGTTTGTTCCTGTAAGCACGATAGACATGCGGTAGTGCTTCGCTTAGACGATCGTCAAATATCTTCTTAACAAAACGCTCTCTTAGCGAGTCGACGTCGTACTCGTCTTCTAGGATAGTGGTATCGGGTTTGAAGTTTTCAGCAAATGCTTGGTATCCTCGTGGACCACGCATATGGTGTAGACGTTGGTTCAGCTCGTAATAGCGTTCAGTGCTGGCTTCAACCATGCCTGTGGTCTCAGCATCTTCAAATGTACGGTTACGCATACTGCGTACAAACACACTTAGGTCAGCCATTTCTTTTACCATGGAGGTTATACTTTGACCTAGCTCGTCACCCATAGCGCCGCCGTGGCTGATATGTTGTGCCATTGCCCTAGCAGGAGTTAGTTTCTTAAATGGCATTAGGAAACGCTCACCTAGGTGTGTTTCAACAAAGATAGCCTCAATGTTGCGAGTACGTGCGCCACGAACGTTATCATCAATGTGATCGCTGTGACGTACAATAAGTCTGACTGGCCCGACGGTTTGGTAGCTACTACGGCTACTGCCAAATAGACGACTTTCACTAACGGTAACATCACCTTTGTCTAGTGTACTATCAGCTCTGGACAAATGTTTTAGATCACGTATTTCTAAGTTACTGCGATTAATGTCGCGAGTATCAAATGTAAGTAGATTGCGCTTGGCAAAGTCTTTCATTCCACGTAGGAAATCAAACCATTCGCCTTTTTGTACTTCGTCTAGTTCAGCAGTAATGTTCTTACTAAAATAAATCTTAAGGCTGTTTTCGTCAATCAAGCTGACCGTAATATTACCAAAGTTTTCTCCATCCTTGCTAACATAGTCAAAGTTAAAGAAACGTGCCTTGGTTGGGTCTGTGGTTGCCTGTGCTTTGTCGTCGCCCACGCTGACGTTTTCAAAACGACTACGGATTTTGTCAAACAGGTCTTCAGAAATTTTATCTACTTCACGCATAGTTTTATTTATCGTAACATTATAAATGGCATTGGCTCTACAAAGTCATCATGTGTGTTAGAACGTAGTTTTTCGTCAAGGTCTGCGTCAAAGTTCTGCAAAACCTGTATCATACGTATAGCTAACAGCATACTGGAAACTAAATCGTCAGTTTCCCCGTCTTTGGCAGCAAATCCCATGCCCCTGGCAACGAAGGTTTTTAGTTCGCTGATTAGGTTGTTACTGGACACAACCATCTTTTTAGACTCCAGCATGTTCTTGAACTTGGCACAAACTGCTAACTTGCTCTTGTTGGTTGTGGTAAATCCCTTGCGGTATCTGCGAACCTGCCCTAGTTTAGCAGGCTCGCTTAAAAAGACGCCGCGAATGTTTTCTTCACCAATTTCAGAAATACTAACCAGAGCAGCTTCTCCTAGTGTGTTGTTTTCCACGCTGTAATAAATGTCTTGTTCGTTTTCAGTTATTTCATAGATGCTCTGACATATTTCTTTAAGTATAGACACTTGGCGCTGTACAATAGTTTTGTTGTGTTGCCACTCGCCTACTTGTAGACATCCGGGTAGTTCTAATACCTGAATAGCCGCAGGGTCGCCGCCAGTACCTAGGCTTGGGTCAAGTGCTACCACGTAGACATGACCCTTTTCTGGCTTTTTATACCAACGTACCTGGCCCTGCTTGTACAAGGGTTCAACTCCACCAAGCTCGGCTAGGGTAATAGCATTGATCAGTGTTTCATCAAAGATCAAAAACTCGCATTCGTGTTCACGACGGAAACGTTCTTCACCAATGCGTCCCATTTCCTCTGCTTTCCACTTTTCATCACGATCTGGGTGCTCACTCCAGTGTGCCTTGTAGCTCTTGAAACCGTTCTTTCCTAGTACGGTTTGATTACCAAACTCGTCAATGGTCTTGTTGGCGCCTTTCCAAATTTCTGCAAACTGGTCCTCGTCGCTGTTAGGAGTGCTGGTAATAATAGCTTTACCACCAGTGCTTAGTGTAGGTGAAATTGATGTCCAGAACTCTTTGGCAATGTTGGGTCTTACGAATGCAAATTCGTCGCAGTATAGAAGCGATATAGACATACCCCGGCCTGTTGTTTCAGTTGTGGTTTGTGCTACGATACGACTTCCGTTTTCAAAGTCCAAACTACCTTTGTTGTAGCTGGTAACACCTGCCCGAATAAAGTCAGGTACGCTTTCATAGGCATAACGAATACGTTGCATAATTTCCTGTGCGCCTGTGTACTTGTGTGCGGCAACCAGGATAGTGCTGTCCGGAACAAACATAGCATACCAAAGTAGGTAGCCAGCAGCCGATGTTGACTTACCAGTCTGACGCGGCATTAAACTTATGCTAAATCTGTTTTCGTGATAAGTATCTATGAGCTTTTCCTGAAACGGAAATGCTTTGTATAACATACGCCCTTTAACAGGATGCTGTATGTAGAAGTAGTTATTCATGAAATATCGCGGACCCGAAACCGGATCAGCGCAACGAGCAAACTCCCGTATTTGAACTTCTGTCCAACTTTCGGTTTGGTTGGCCCGTTTTACTAATGAATTTTCTAATGGTTTTGCCATTGACTTCTAACTCCGTTTCTGCTATAATAGCAGGATATTTAATGGTTAAATATACTTATGAGCGACACACTACTACTCAACTCAGATTTTAATCCAATTTCGATTCTTCCACTAAGTGTAGTTAGCTGGCAACATGCCGTTAAACTTTACTTTTTGGACCGTGTCACTATTTTGGAAAGCTACCCAGACAGGGTTATCCGTAGCGAACATTTGTCTATGGAAATCCCTAGCGTCTGTGTGACCAAGGAATACTTCAACTATAAGAAGACCGTAAAATTTAGTCGCGCCAACATGTTCTTGCGTGATCTGTATCAGTGCCAATACTGCGGTGATACATTTAACACTAACGAACTAACCCTGGACCACGTTATTCCACGTGCATCTGGTGGTAAGACTACTTGGGAAAACTCTGTGACCGCTTGTAAGCCATGCAACTACAAAAAGGGACATAAGCTACAAAAGCCTCTACGTGCTCCTTTTAAGCCAGACTACTATAGTCTAATCAACCAATGGAAGAACAAGCCTATTAGGCATATTCATCCAACGTGGCTAAAGTATTTGGGAATGGAAGAAGCTGTAGTTAACGCTTAGGGCCAACAGGCTGCTCGCCTGTCAAGTACGGGCGGCTAAACCATAGTTTAAACCACTCGTCGGTTCCGGGTTTGATATTATTTTCACGCTCGAGCCGACGTTTTTCTGCGGCTGTAGCACTGATGTTACCGCCTAATGGACTCATATGACCACCGGGGTTTTCATTTTTGCCTACCCCGGCCAACTTTTTAAGTTGCTCTATGTCGTCCATTAGTGGTTATTACTTGATTGGAATACTAGCAGGAGGCTTGTAAGGTAAGCCTGCCATCTTGCGTAGAGTAGCTAGATCGCTGATCTTGTCAGTTTGGTCTTGTACTTGTGCCATTGACACTGGGAAGTCTTTGCCTGCTGCCTTGCGTTGGAAAGCAGGAACGTCTTCTGGACGTACAGCTTCGTCTAGGCCCAAGTCTTGGTCTAGTCTGAAAGAGATCCAGTTGTATGGATCGCCTGTACGAGCCTTGGCTACACCATAGGGCATTTCGCCGCTGTGTGTATAGTAGTCATATAGTGCGTCGTATAACTGATCATCAAGTTCGCCACCGTCACGGAATAGTTTAACTTCGTGCTTGAAACGATCAACAATGTGATCAAATGTAGAACGTTGGTCGTCGTTTAGAACGCTTTCCTCAACCTTCTTAGGTAGGCCTTTGTGCTTGGTGCTGGCAAAGTCTTTGGCATCTTTCTTGCCCATGGTTTTAGCAACTTTTTTAAGCTCGGGACTTGCGCCCTTGACTTTCTTGCCCTTTTGCATGGCGTGAACCATGCCCATGAACTTTTGCTGTTGCTGACTTACTGCCTTCTCGGCCAAGCTTTGTTCAGCTTCTGCTACATAATCTTTAAAAGATTTCATATTAGTAGGCCTTTACTTTAATAGACTCTAGTTCTTCCATTAGTTCAGCTTCTAAGGCAGCTAGCTCGCGAGCTTCACGCATGGCTAGAGGATTGTCACCTTGCTTGTAACCGTGCTTGGTCATTGCTTTTTCTCTGTTAAGGTCGGTGCCTTGACGCATTTGTGCATCAACGGATTGAACTTCAGGATTGGGTTCGTTGGCATAAGTTTCTTCAACTTCGTGCTCTTCTTCGCCTTCTTCCTCGCCACCCATTTTGAAACCACCTTCGGCGTGTGCTAGAGGTACTAGTTCTACTTCAACTGCGCCGCCTTCATCACCGCCGCCCATTTCTGGTTCAGCGTGTTGTTCTTCTTCGCCACCCATGCCAGCAATACCGGCTAGCTTTAGAACTTGCATTAGTT